TGAATTAGAACCATTTTTTAAAGTAAAATCAGATTGTGATCCTGTTTTTATTCCTGATTTTACATCAAACATTCTATAATACCCACTGGAAGAAATTATATTACTATTAGTAGAACCTGCATGTGCATATCTTCCAGAAATAGTTCCTGCTACAGAAGCAAATTTACCATCTTGAAATCCTGGTTGGATTGTAGCATTGCTTGGTACAATTTTACCTAAAGTTAATCCATTAGAGCTACCAAATGAAGATATTGATAAATCAGTAAATGAAGATGTAAAAAATGTATTAGAACTTTGGTCAGGAGTTGTAACACTAGAATTATCACTAAAAGATTGAGAAGCTAATACTCTAACCTGAAATTCAACAGCATTTCCTGAATTTAATTCTCCTAACCCGAATAATTGAGTATCATTAGATGAACTTACTAAAGTACTTCCTAAAGCTACAGAATTAACTGTAAAGGCTAGTGATGAAAATGAAGAAATTATTCCTGTATTGGGGATATTAGACCCATAACTACCATTAAATGGATTAGTACCAGTATCATTTCCATATACACCAGAACCAGTTTCAGAATTTAATAAAAATCCTTTTAAAATAAAATAATCCTGAGCTGTTTTGTAAGAAGCAGTATTTGCAAAATTTATAAAGGCTGAGGAAGTCCATTCTATTGATAACCTTCCAGATTCATAATTTGAACCTAATACACCATTAAATAATGCATCTTTTGATGTTGAACCTTGACCACTATAATTTGTAGCTATACTATTAAAAGTTTTAGTATTAGCAGAAGCATCAGGTGCTGAGGCACTTAATAACCCTGCTACAAATCTTAATACTTCAGAAACATCTGTATTTTGGTCAAACCTATTAAAATATGAACCATCTAAATCTGTTTTCCAAGCTTTAGTAGTTGGCACACCGACATTAGCATTATAGTGATAAACAGATTCGCTTACTACCATTGCATATTTATCTGTGCTTTGGGAAGATGTTAAAGAGGCATCCGGGTAACTTGGGTTGTATGGTGATGGTTGTAAAGTACTGCCTGAAATTCTTAAAGAAGAGGTTGCAACAAATAAATCACTTGATCCCGATTGGTTAAATATACCACTACCACCACTACCCCCAGGTAAAGCAACATTAAATGTTGAACCATCACCTTTAGTAAATGTCATTGTAGTGCCTGCTACTGAAGCAGTAATCATTAAAGAACTTGTATTAAAAAATCCTCCTGAACCCGTATCAATTGTAATATTAAATTGGGATGTATCACCTTTAGTAAAAGTAATTACATTATCAGCTGCCGAGGCTGTTAATAAAAGTGAACCTGTTTGTAATACCCCACTATCTAAATTACCAAATGCACTTACTCCTACATTATCTACAAATCTTACTTTACTCATTGAAATCCCCTTTTGTTAGTTATAAATACAATAATAAAAATTAACTATATGGGTCTTTTAAATTGACCCTTGTGTTTTCTCCATCAGGATTTTGTCTAGTTCTTCCATCGGGGGTTGATGTTGGGGTTGCTTCATATCTTTCAGGTTGTGAATCTGTTTCCATTTGAAATATGATTTTTGATTTTTCGTTATATTTTTTAATTGAATTAAGATCTTTTTGAATTATATCCGGGACTATATAACCATGCATTTTTATTTGAAATGTACCTTGTACTAACCTTTCTTGGCTTTGTTGTAATTGGGTTACGGTAGTAAAGCTGTCTATTAAAGCTTTAAATTTAAATCTTTCAGGGTCTCCCCAATAAGAATCTGAAGCGTAATTTATTGCCTCTATTATTTTATTAAGTTGCTCAACATAATATGTTTGTATAATACAACTATAAGTTAATGTAACATAATCAGGTACTACATTAGCTATAAATTGTTTTGTAGGAACTCTATTATTTAGTAAATTAAAGTTACTATAAAAATTTTTCTCGTTATATGATTTTTGAAATGAGGTGTATAAATTAGGTTGATTTGCATCTAATTTATTAGTTAAAGTTCTGTTCTTTTGTAATGAATCTCTTTTAAATACTATTATAGGCATCATAATAGCACCTTTTTTATCTCTTAAATATGCATCTTTTTGGATTGATTTCCACCTTTCAGGTGAACCATATATAATAGGTACTGCTATTCTTTCATTATTTTGTATTACAGATGGTCTAATAACATTATCAAAATAATACATTATAGACTCATCAATATCTTTTATACCAACTGAAAAAGGTTTAACATCATCACCCTTAAAAGACATTTGTTCAGACCTATTAAATGGAAGATTTGCTTGGTTAACAGGTGGAAATTGGTTTTTTTCATTAGCATCATTAGGATTACCCATTTTAGCATCTGAAGGTGTTTGTAATCCTTTAGATATTTCCCTTTGTGTTTTAGGTGTAGGTTTTCTATAATTTTCAGCCATTTATTCTTGCTTTTTCTATTTGTACTTTATCTGCTGGGGTATAATGTGCTTTACATATAACAGACATATTACTACCAAAATTTTCTAATCCAGGATTTATAGGATTTTCTGCGTAATTATATCTAGGATCTTTACCTACAAATAATTGATTTGCTATTACATCATCTACTTCATAATAACCTCCATAATACATTATTATATCACCTACTTCTGGTTCCAAATCCGCTCCAAAATAGTCTCCTTGATCAAAATCTTTATTAAAATCTAAATTTCTCTGTAGTAAATCATCACGTAAAAATTTAAAATCAACATTTCTATAATAACGTACACCAAACTCATCATCTGGGTAAGATTGTGGTTGATGGTCAATTAAACAACTTAACAATACAGGTGGATAGTAGTATTTAGCACCTGCAGATTCACCATAAAGATTTACCTTAGTTTCATCTAATTTAAATTTATAGTAAGCACATTCTTGAGAAATAATATTACCTATTAATTCTCGATTTACGTGTCTAAATAAACTTATATCTCGTTGTGTTCCATATAAAGCCATATTATGCTATGTATATTGTATAAGGAACCTTATTTAATTCCTTTTCTAAATAATCTCCTTCCAATGATCTTCTTTCTAATAATTTATTTCTAGAAGTTTCATCTAAATATGCTCTTAATCTTTCTATCAAAGCATTTTTTTCAGCTGTAGCAGCTGATATTAAATCTGATTGGTTTAATGTAACGTTTGAATCTGGTATAGGAATAGTACTATATTTACCTCTAATATATCCTAACATTTCTTTACATAAAGCTAAAGTATATTCAAATATCCATTGTCTACCTATTGAATTTATAATATTATAATTAGGGTTTTCAAACGGTACTTCGGATACATTTGTTACTTTATTAAACCCATCTGTGTATGGGTCTTGTCTTTCTGATTTTTTAATATATTCAAATACTAAATTTCCACAATGAGATCTATTATTTCCTGAGCTACTGTTAGTATAATTCCCACCTGTTGATGGTATAGGGAATACTCTTAATCTATTATTTACTAACTCAAATGTATAATTTGATCTTCTAATAGTATCGTTTAATTCAATTGCTTGTATTACTTGTAAATCATAATTTAAGGGCATCATTAAAAAGTTAATAGCAGGTGAATAACTCCCCCAACCAAATGAATCCATTAAATCAATCATTCCAGTTCCAGTACCAGCATATGGATCAAAATATCTTGTTATTGCAGGAGGTGATTCATAAAAAATTCTTTTAATTTCTATTGAATCCCCACTTTCTAAACTTGCACTAGCTTGTGCCCAAGCATTCATATCATAATCTTGTTGGCCACTTTTTAAAGGTAAAAAACCTTTATAATATGTTACATTACCTCCTACACCTGCTTCTTCACCATATTGTTCTGTTATTCTTACTAAACCTGCAAAATTAGGCTCTATAATTTTTTCATTTGATTTTACTAGTGTAGAAGATCCTTCTAAAGATAAATAATTTTCTCTTACTTTATAGGCATATAGTTCGTTTCCATAAATAGTAACTGCTTCTTCAAATGCAGTAAAAAATGATCCTGATTGTAATTCTACTTCAGCTAAAGGATAGCCTAATCTTCTAGCACAAAAATCAGATACTTTATTAGCATCTATTTTAAAGTCTTGTTGATTATCATAAAAGCCAAATGGTGTTTGACCTGGAGCAAATGAGGATGTACCTGTCCAAATGGGTATATTCATAATCTATTTATTAAGTTGTTGCTATAAAATATTCTACTTTAGCAGAGCTTCCTGATGGTTCTACAAATACAGACATTATATCATCATAAGAAAAATTAGTTACACTACCAGTTATATCACTTGTTGATAACATAAATGTACCACCTGCAGCTATTTTAAAATTTATAAGTTCAGATGATGATGATACCTTTAAATTTATAATTGAACTAGTTGAATAATTTGATATTCTACCATATTTAAAACTACTAGAAGTGAATGTACCTGATCCAGGTTTATCACTATATTGGAATATTGTAGTTTCGCTTCCAGAAGGTATAGTAACTATACGATTATCATAGTTTTCTATATTAGGAATAGTTAAATTATAATCAGTACCTCTTTCAGTTCCATCAAGTAATACTCGTTCTTTTATTTGAAGGGTAAAGTCAGCCATAGCATTTTGTTATAAATATTAGAACTTAAAGTAAGACAAAAAAAGACCTGACTAAAAGCCAGGTCTAATTATGAATTTACTTAAGAGTTATTCTTAAATCAAACTAGTGTTTGATACAAATACTCTACCGTAGAATTCTGGTCTGATCATTTTCTTAGCATATCTTGTCATTAGACCTTTTCTTGGTGTGAAAGTGTCTGGATCATATACTAATGGAGTCATAATCAATGGAATATAAGGAGCAAATACAGCACCTGTTTCTAGGAACTGAGAACCTCTATATCCAAGAAGGATTGTACCTTCAGTCATGTATGGGTTTTTATAAACATCATATCTGCTGTTCATTTGTCCCATTTTCTGGATACCAAAAGCAAATTTAGCTTTGTTAGCATCACCGTCAGAGTTTGAAGCAAATCCTGGGATTGATTCAATTACTGTAGCAACTGTAGGAGAAATTACCATAAAGTTTGCACCACCTCTAAGAGTTTTCTGGTGAATCTTGTTAGATACTTTCTGTAGTTTAGTTCCTAAAGTTTGGAACCATTGTCCTTGTGTGTTGTAGAAACCTAAGTTATCATATCCTGTTTTAGCAGAATTAAGAGCTAGGTTATTAGAAGCATTCCAATACTCATCAGCAGCTGATGCATCTTGAAGAAGCATATCTAAAATCTCTAGATCGATTTCTAATGAAATGTACTCACTCATAATAGATGTTAATTCTGCTTCAGCATCTAGTGCTTGATATGCATTTAAATCTTGAGCGAATTCAGGAGTCCATTGTGCTTTTAACTTTCTAGTTTTAGCAACAATTGCTTCTGATTTCATTTTTACATCAATAGAAGGTATTGCTAATGGATCAGCAGTATTTGTAGCTGATTCAGCATTTGGTCTACCTGCATTTGTTGCATCTTCGAAATCACCTCTGTTTTCTGAAACTGGTTGCATGTTATAGAAAATAGAATTTGACTCACCATCAACTGGTATATTTGCATTATTCTGTAATCCATTATATACAAAGTTAATAAGTGCAGTACCATCAGCAGCTGCAGCAGTTCTTGTATATTTTGGTAACAAGATATCTACTGTTGGTTGATAGAAATCAGTAGTAGAACCTGAAACGTATAAGAATGCTCTTACACCTTTTAAATCAGGTCTTGTTAATAATGAAGAAGATATACTAATCGTAGTTAATTCTCCATCAGCAATAGAAGCTGATCTTTCAGCATCATAATCTACATCTGCCCATGAAGCAGTTCTTAAAGTAGAAACTACTGATTGTGAGAATTGATTAATTGAATAAGCAAATCTACCAGCACCATATAAACCATCAGATGCATCTAAAGCAGCACCTGGGTTAGTATTACCATAAAGGGAGCTTGATGCAGCATATACATCACCAGCTGGTCCTTGGTTGATTTCTTTTTCTTGTCCATATTGGAAATCTAGGAAAAATACTAGACCTGAAGGTAGGTTCATTGGTTGAACAGAAACGAATTCTTTAGCAGCAATTTGCCCGAATACTTTTCTTACCAATGGTAAAGCTACACCAGCCCATTGAGCACCATTACCACCATTAGCAGCAAAACCGCCTTGGTCTGTTTGTGATTGCTCAACAACAAGTTGCTTAGCTTGATTTTCAAGAATCATACTCATGTTATTCTTGTTAATTTCGCTACCCATTCCTTCTAAAAGTCCTGTTTTTTCCCACTTGCCTGCTAATCTAGCAGCATCGCTCTGAATACTTTTAAAGTTATTCGCTGAGCTTTCTAAAAGTGAATTTAATTGTGACATTTTTAGTTGTTTTTTATTTTAATTATTAATTTATTTTATACCAGCCAACTTTTTGAATCTTTCCACCATTGGGTCAGTTTCAATAATTGGTTTTTTAGCGTTAACTGATCTTGATACTCTTGATGCTGATCCTAAAGATTCCTTAATCATTGATGTTTTCTTTGTCTTTAAACCTTCGTTTAAAGTTTCGAATACTAATTTGGTTTCTTTTACAGTACCTGCTTTATCAAAAGC